CAGAAGAAATCATGAATATCAGAGAATCCAAAAGACATTTTTCAGATAGAACATCTAACGGTGACTGGAAAAAAGAATTTGAGCAAGATATTCTAGACGCAAAATTTGCTGGTTTAGCTACTGGTAAAGGATGGGAAAACAATATGGCTAAGAGTTTAATGGAAAAAGTTAACGCACATTCAGGTGTTGGCGTTTCTTCAGCAGACTTTGAGCAAGTTGTTTCAACAAACATTGAAAGAGATATTCAAAATGAATTAGTCCTAGCACCTCTCTTTAGAGAAATTACTATGACTTCTGCAAATATGATTATCCCAATCTTACCAGATAGCGGTTATGCTGAATTCGCTTCAGCTCAAACAGCTTCAGGTTCAAGCCCACACGGTAACTTAGCTGAAAGAGGCGACTCATATGGTGCTCCTTATGGTGGCGTTGACTTGACTGAAAGAACTCTTTCAACCGTGAAGCTTATTTCTCAATCTTACTTAGGTAACGAGACAGAAGAAGATGCAATCTTGCCAATTCTACCATTGATCAGAGAATCTATGGTTAGATCACATGCAAGAGGTATTGAAAATGCAATCTTAGCAGGTAACCACGATAATGGTGTTTACACTTCAGGCGCATTTGAAGGTCTATTAGCAGCAGCTGATTCAGACAATCATGAGTCTGTAGTTGGAACAGGTGGTTTCGCAGCTGGTGATGCAGTTACCGCAGCTGATCTTCTCGCTATGAGAAAAAATATGGGTAAATATGGAATCAATCCAAACGACGTAGTTTATATCGTGTCACAAGACGTGTATTATAACCTACTCGAAGATGCTGAATTCCAAGATGCTAACTTAGTTGGTGATATGGCTACTAAGCTAAGTGGCGAAATTGGTCAAGTATTCGGTTCAAGAGTACTAATGTGTGACGAATTCGCTTCTAAAGCTGCTGACATCTATGGTGCAGTTGCTGTATACACTAGAAACTACGTAATGCCAAGACTACGCGGTGTAACCGTTGAGTCCGATTACGAAGTTGCTAACCAGCGTAGAGTACTAGTTGCTTCACAAAGAATTGGTTTCACCGATCTAATCGATGGCGCTACTTCTAAGTGGGCATTAGCTTACCAATCAGCATAAGGATAACCCTTAACGTAACATGGTTTTTGGGAGTGTACCTTAACACTCCCCCTTTTTAACTATGGCAAATTTAATAACACTACAGCAGTATAAAGACTTCGCAGGGATTCAGGGAGTAACTGAAGATGCGAAAATCAATGTAATAGTGCCAGCCATAAGCCAAGCAGTAAAAACTTACTGTGGCACAAGTTTTATTGATTATTACTCAACAAATAAAACAGAGTACTTTGATATAAAAGATACTTATACAACTTCAATAATGGTAGATGAAAGTCCATTAAATACTGTTGTATCCGTAGAGGAAAGACAAAGTCAATCAGAAAGTTATGTAACACTAATTAGTGAAAATTCAGATGGAAGTGGGAAATATGAGTATATTGTCGACACTACAGTGGATTCAATTTTTAGAACAGATGACATGAGTGACAAAGCTTTTCCAAAAGGAAGAAAAGCAGTAAAAGTAGTTTATACCTCTGGGTATGCATCTACACCAGAAGATTTAAAACTAGCATGTTTTGATTTAGTAAAATATTATTTAAAAGATGAACGCAAAGATAGACTACAAATTGCGGGAGCTTCTATACAAAATAATGTATCTACAAGTCTAAGAGAAAATATAGGATTTCCAGATCACATTAAGAGAATATTAGATTTCTATAAAGTTCATAAATAATGGGAACAGCTAACTTAGGTAAAGCTGCAGATTTTTTTGTAAAAGAATATGGAAGATTATCTGAAAAAGCTAAGAAGTTTGACGATGATGGCAACGCTATAATTGATAAATCAGGAAAACAAGTAACTGCAGGACGTCAAACAGGAAGAAAAGAATACGAAAGAGTTGAAGGTCAAATTCTTGTTATAACAAAATTAGACGTACGAGCAGGATTAGAAAAATTTGAAAAAGCTGCAGGCATTGGTAAAGAAGAATCTGTTATTAAAAACAGTAGCAAGTTCAATAAACTTTGGAAAGATATAACAAAAGGAGCCTTACAAGAAGAAGCAGGTAGTCCTCCAACAGGAATTGTAAAAGATACAATTAAAATCTTGAGAGAAACTTCAGGTACTAGAGCATTTAAAGTAGAAGGAGTGCCCCCAATACAACCAGATGATATTATAATATCTATTGGAACTTATGCAAGAGCAACTGAAGTAAAAAAGAATAAAGGAAAAAATGCTGGCGCAATAAAAGCTGCACTTGATAAAGCATATGGAAATGTTAATGATGTAAAGTATGCAACAGGAGCTAAAGATCGTAAAGCTAGAGGAATTGATCAGCTTGGACCTGCTACCTTTTTTGAAGCGGGGCATGGACAGTTTGGAATAGCAACTTCCCAAATAGATGTTGCTAGAGCCCAAGCGGCAACAATGCAAAAGTTTGGGGATAGCTTATCTATTGCTGAAAAAGATATATTAGGCGCTCTTATTAGTGAAGTTACGGGAGTAGCAAATCTAACTATCGAACATAACATGATAGTGGATGAGGATGGTAATTTTAGTAATGAATTTGTACCTGTTTTATCTTTACAAGATAAAGCTGGAAATAGACTAGATGCACAAGCAGAATCAGCCGCAATAAGAAGATTAAGAGATCAATTACTTGAAATAGCAACAGACCCTTATGCAGCAGGTTCTCCAAGCCAGTATGAAGCTTATGAAGATGCATTACGTTTATACTTCTTTAACAGATTTAAAGCAAATAAAAATGTTACTGTAAATTTTAAAGGTAAAAACACAAAATTAAATGATAAAGGACCAAGTAAAAGAGGTTCTTTAAAGATAAAAAGAAAAATTCCTGTAAGAACAATAGGTGGAGGAACTTTTTTAAAACTAGCTTTACAGAAAAAGCTAGCAGACGATAAAAAAGGACAACAAAAGAAAAAGCCTCTTGAAAGAGCAGCTACTGATCCAGGAGTACTACTAGGACAACTAAATAAAGATTTAGGACAACAAGTAGAAAGAAATATGGGACGACCTGGGTTAAGAAGTGATACAGGTAGGTTTGCAAACTCAGCACAAATACTTGCTGTAATACCAACAAGAGCAGGATTAAATCAAATTGATTATACCTACCAAAAAGATCCTTATCAAGTATTTGAAGGAGGGTACGGATACCCAAGTGCTTTTGATCCAAGAAAGGTCATAGAAAAAAGTATAAGAGAGTTGGCAACAAGACAACTAGAAACAAAATTCGTACTTAGGAGAGTATAATGGTAGCAAGAACAAAACGAAAAAAAGTAGTAGAAGCTCTCGTTGAACAATTAAAATTAATAAATGGAAATTACCCTTATAATTCAAATGTATATAGCAATGTAGCAGGAAAAATGATATTCTTAGATGAAATAGAATCATACCCAAAAGTTTGCGTAATCGCAGGAAATGAAACTAGAGAATATCAACCAAATGAATTTAAGTGGAGATTTTTAAATATAGGAATACGAGCATACGTTAGAAATGAAAATGATGCTCAAGAAGAATTGGCATTATTGTTAGAGGATATAGAAACTGTCTTGGATAACAATGATACCTTAATATACGATGATACGGTTAGTCCACCTCTTAGTTTAACTGAGATGGTTATTGACTCAATAACTACCGACGAAGGAGTAATTGCTCCTCTAGGTATAGGAGAAATCGCAATCACCGTACGATATTAGGAAACAGGTAAGGCACATAAAAATGTAGCCAAACCCTTTCCAAAGTAAACGGAGAAAGCAAAATGGCTTTAAATTTATCGAGAAATACGAAAGTATTTGTCAGCTCTGTAAACGGAGTACATGCCAGCGGAGGGTCTATCGTAACTTTAGATGGATTTACTGGAGGTAGTGGACACGCAGTCGGAGATGTAATTACTTTGGGTACAACAGACGGTTCAGGAAGTGGAGCAAAATGTATTGTTGCCGCTGTATCTGGTGGCGCTGTAACTGAAGTATATATTCCAAATAACTTTCGAGGAACTGGATATGCAGATAACGACACTGTCGATCAATCAGCAACCAGCGGATCTGGAACAGGTTTTGCTGCAGTTGTAAATGGTGTAACAGGCACAACAACTACAGATAACTCAAGAGCAGGTCTAGGACTATTTAAAGGAAACGGCACAGATGCTAATACTTTTAGATTAGGTGTGTTAGATGGATATAGCTTTTCACAAGGAAGTGAAGCAACTGACGTTACTATTAACGAAGCAGGTGCTACACCCAACCGTGGTTCAAAAAGATTTAATGACTCTTTACCACCAGCAGAATGGTCTTTCGGGACTTATGTAAGACCGTACAAACACGGTACTAACAGCTGGAGAAGTTCAGGAACTCATGATATGGTTGAAAATATATTATGGGCTTCTATCGCAGGTAAAGACATTACAGGAGGGGCGCTTACTGGTACTTCTCAATCAGCAATTGCTGTTGATTCTACAAATGCAGATGTAACATTTGAAAGATCAGAGCATCATGAATTATTGAAACTTTCAATATATTTTGCTCTTGAAAATACAACTTATCGCTTAAATGAGGCTCAAGTAAATCAGTGTGAGATTGACTTCTCAATTGATGGAATTGCCCAGTTAACATGGTCTGGAAACGCAACAACAATTGACCAAATTGAAACTGCGATCGAAGATCCTTCAAAATCTTTACATGCAAAACCTTCTGGAACAGATACTTCTGTATCTACAGTAACTTATGTAGAAGGATATAACTATGCAGAGTGTTC